AGGACGATGTGTTTAACGAATATGTCGGAATTGGTGATCAACTTAGTAAAGGTGAAATAGACGAATATTCCAGAATATGCACAGCTTCTGATGAAGAGTATCAATCTATGCTTATCGCATAAATATTACTCCAAACCTCTTAGACATGAACTTCTCAACACCCTGAAACGTAGGAAAACTCCAGAGGTACCAACGGGACCAAAAACCAGCCCCGTCGATACCACTTATCTTCCAATTCTCTTTGTCGCTTCGATCGACATTTAACATTTTTGCTTGGATCTTCTTAGGATCTCGTTCTTCTATGGTTTGTCTGGGTACATGACCCCCATGGCGCAACACATAGGAACGCATACGTGAAGGATTCTTGTGTTTGGTGTAATCGGAATATCCGCTGGCACCAAAGTCAACAGTCCTGCCGTCTTCTAAGACAGCCCTGAACTTTTTCTTGCGGTCGGGGCTTTTAATAATCTTGACACGCATACTTGTAATATGCTAATATAATTTACTTGCACGACTGGCACGAGTACTTCTCGACACGCTTTTCAAGGCTCTGGCGGAGACGGTTGCTCCGGAACTGGTACCGCTCGGGCTTACGAATGAGAGACCGCTCAGGGCCACGCTTTACGAGGTACAGGTGGTCATACACGTGAAGAAGCGCCACAGCGAGAGCGAGAGTACCCACGACCGCACCGTTCATCTTACGAGCGGACCAAGCGTAGGCGATGATCACAGCGACAAGAATCACCTGTACGAGAGTAACCTTGGGCATGACAAACCGCTTTTCGACAGTCTTTACGAGTTCACTGGGCTTGGGGGCGGCGTACATGGAACGTTTACCGTAAACTGGCATTTTTATTATCTACCGAGAAAATAATGTGGCCTCTCATCCTGATACCAGTGGGTCTGGTACTTCACGACTATCTGAAGGCACCCATAGATCGCCTGTACTTTAACAACCCAAGGCGCATCCTGATGGGTATGCAAAATGCCATGGTCGACATACTCAGTATCATGTCCACACCCGAACCACCTGGACTTTGGCTCATCAAGGCACACTACGAGAAGATACGTGACGAATTTCGGAGAGTCTCACCCACTCTGAAGAGACATCTCTTCCATGAGGCTGACGCATGGTTCGACAAGAATGATGGGTACTACTTCTACAGGGTTGAGGATTTCCCAGTACTAAAAAGTCTCATCGACCAGATTCCCTCAATACACAAAGAGACTGCTATGTTTGCTGTAGCGGAGGGACCTATGGTCATTCCACCACATCGTGCTGAATCAAACTGGCTTCTACGCTATCATCTTACTATAGAGAGTGGGGGTGATTGCACACTCTATACCATGAAGGGGGCGCACGAGCATCGTGAAGGTGAAGACTTCCTCTTCGATCACGCGAAGTATCATGAGGTTGTGAAGAGGGGTCAAGGGAGAAGGGTTGTTCTCATTTTGGATGTCTACAGGTGTTTCTGACAGACTGCGACGTACATGTCACTCCCACCGATGAGCTCGAGCTTGGTGTCCTCAACGATTCTCTTTGTGAATGGACCAGGCTTACCGTTGCCACAGTGCATACACAGGGCTGACAGCTTGGTGACTTCACTCGCCAAGGGAATACAATCGAGAATCTGACCCCACTTCCTCTGAAACGCATCGGCATCGAGACCCGCAATGATGACTTCCTTGCCCGCATCCAGACAGTACCGAACAAAGTGATGGAGATCGGGAAAAAATTGCACTTCATCGACAGCGATGATCTCAGCATCTTCAAAAGCTTGTGTGTCGATAAGTTTGATAAGTTCGAACATTTTGTGGCAATCAAACTTGACATTATCGTGGGTCTTCAGAACTTCATCGGGGGAACGTGTATCCTTGGCAGAATTGACAACCATGATCCGTTTTCCCAAAACTTTGAGTCGCTTCAGTCTCCGAATAAGTTCCGAAGTTTTCCCCGAAAACATATTCCCCATGATAATTGAGAGACCCATCCTGACTTATTAAAATAATGTTGTATTTTTTATATGGGTGATTTTATTCGAGCAACTTTCGAGGGGTACACGGGTTACTATAATCCTAACTCAGGGCGCGTGAAATTGGGCAATCGCCTATTTCCCGATATAAAGACGGCAGTAAAATATCTCGGCAAAAGGTAAGATGCCTCTGAGCGATGCTCAGATTACCAAGAAGGTTGGGGAGCTGCGTAAAAAGGAGGGTAAAATCTACGCACCCCTCAAATATTTCAGGGGACTCACCACCCTCAAGGAGGTCGAGACCCGCTACAAAAAGATGCTCAAGCGAGACTACAAAGATTTCAAGACGGACAAGGGACAGAAAACAAAAACTTCTTCCTACACGCAAAAGTTTAGAAAGATGTATCCGGGAGCCAAATCTCTCCCTGAAATTGCTAAGGCTACTGGTGTGCCTTTGAAGACCCTCAAGACCGTGTACAATAGGGGACTCGCCGCGTGGAGAACCGGGCATCGTCCGGGAGCCTCTCCACAGGCGTGGGGGTATGCTAGGGTACACAGCTTCGTCACGAAGGGGAAGACGTACTATACGGCGGATAAAGATTTACGATAATAATTATAAAAGATGTCCCGAATCTCTTGGGACGACTACTTCATGCAGACTGCTCAACTCGCCTCTGTTCGGTCTCCATGTGAGCGACTGAAGGTGGGATGTGTCCTCGTGAAGAACAACCGCCTCATCAGTATGGGTTACAATGGATTTCTAGGCGGGTGCGAACACAAGTCTATCGTGAGGGATGGCCACGAACAAGCGACGATTCACGCGGAGATTAACGCAATCACGGATGCGGCGAAGAGGGGTGCCTCCATCGATGATTGTGTGGCGTACGTGACACATTATCCATGTCTCAATTGCTACAAGGCTCTCGCGAGTAGTGGAATCAAAAAGGTGTATTACAAAATGGACTACAAGAATGACCCAGTGGTGGAGGAGCTAGGTTACGGAATATCTCTGGTAAAGTTATAAGATGCCGTGCCCCATTTGCACAAAGTGCCGCCGCCGTCAGTTTAGCGAAACACGTGAAGGACAGGACCTCAAAGAGCAAACAGTTAAAGAGAAAATCCAAATAAAAGGTAATGAATCCTGAAAACTTTCCTCCCCATATCAAGTCCCTATTTCAAAATAGGGACCTGACTATGAATCAAAAAATGGCTACACTAGCTGCGTTTATGCCGGACGTACCAGGTATACCCGAACCAGATGACCATCGCGAACTGGGTATGAAAATTAAACACCTCGCGGAGGAAGGGAAGATTCGTTTAGGTAAATTTGATAAAAACTTTATTCTCGAGGTTGAGACCGTGGCTTAATCGCCCACTCATTTTCCTCTCGGAACTTTTCATGGTCAATTTCCTTGATCTTGAAAACTTTCATGATGAACTTCTTAACGGGATTCGCATCCTTCGTCTCGAGTTCATCCCTCTCGTCCCAAGTTGGGAAGCGTCTGTTCCCTTCACCCGGGGCTTCCGTGGGCGCTACAAAGTCATCCTTTTTGGCGCGGAGTATAGCGGTTGGTCGAATAATCATAGGTCTTAAGACAAACATTTATATAAAGAGGGTTTTCATCTTTAAACACCTAAGTAAAGAAGAGCCACGTGAAATGTATATCATCTACAAACATGAACTCCACTACCATCACCGAATACATCCTCAAGCTCGAGAAGCTCAACGAAGAGTCTCGAACCAAGATTGAACAGCTCAAGGAACTCTACCGAAAGTCCGAAGAAGAGAGGGTTGCCACTCTCGAGAAACTCAACAAGGATACAAAGCCTTCCCTCTATGAGACGACTGCTCGAACCAAGACGCACACCCTAAACAAGGAGATTGCTGATCATCTCAGGGAACTTGGTGACATGACCTCAGATTTTTACAAGGCTGCGGCCTACAACGCGGCTGCTGACACCATCGCTACCCTCGACTTTGAGGTACACAATGGTGAGAGCCTCCTCGAGATTAAGGGTATCGGAAAGGGTATTTCCACCAAGGTTGACCAGTTCTTGGATGAGTACTTTGACGACACCGAATCCGTCGCATCCACCGAGGGTCAGATTCTTGAAGAGTCCGACGACGAGTCCGACGACGAGTCCGACTCTGAGTTTTTTGTCTCGTACAACAGCGAACTCGCTGATGTGTTCGATGAGCTCGCTCATTACGAAAAGGATGAGCACAAGAGTAAGGCATATGATAACGCCGCTCAGATCATCGATCGACTTCCATTCAAGGTGACCAGTGGCAAAGAACTCGCGAAGGGTCCCAAGAAGGTGAAGGGTATTGGCAAGAGCATCGCCAATGTCATCGATGAGTTCCTCTCGACTGGTAAGGTGAAGAAGCTCGAGATGCTCGAGAAGGGTGTCTCCACCAATGACGAAGTTGCTGAGATGCTCTATTGCCTCGCTGATGACTCATATGGTGACAAGTTCAAACAAGGTGCGTACATTCGTGCGGCGCATGAAATCAAGAATCTTCCTTTTGAAGTGACAAGTGGTGAAGAACTTATGAAGGGTCCCAAGAAGGTGAAGGGTATTGGTAAGGGTATTGCGAACAAGATTGATAAGTTCCTTCAGACTGGTGAGATGAATTAAATCCATCGAGCTTTGGCCTTGACTTTTTTCCATTTGGGTTTCTTCGTGAGACGTGAGAGTAAATATACATAGAAGACTAGGACACCCATATCTTCCTTTAATAAAAAGCAATAAATTTCTTGACTAATAATAAACAATGACTCCAGTACTCGTATCCGTAGACAAGGCGGGCGATCTCAAGCTCGGTGCGAAAAAGTGCCGTCTCTACAAGAAGGATGAGGTGGTGAAGGTTGCCAAGAAGTACGGCATCAACACTGAGAAGAAGACTGTCCAGCAGCTCTGTGGTTCCATCAAGGCGAAGGCGAAGAACAGCATGAACAATGTGCCTCTCGCGAAGATGTACCCCGAGGCTGCTAAGAAGCGTGCTGTTGCGAAGAAGCGTGCGGAAAAGAAGGCTCTCGATAGGAAGATTGCCGCCAACTTCATGAGGAACATGACCGTCAAGATTCCCGCTCCCAGACCCAAGCCACGCAGCCCCAGCCCAGCCGCTGTTGCGCGCGCCAGGGCTAACATTAAGAATATGGTAAATAAACGTGTTTCTTATATGAATGCGACTGGCCAGAGGATGATCAACCAAGCGTCTCCTCGTGCAGTGATGCGTATTGCTCGGGAACTTCGTCGTCTTCGCTAAGGTCGTTATAGACCTTCTCCTCGGTATCGTAGAAGGCTTCGCTGTCTCCAATCATCATCTCCTTAACGGTCTCGTATAGGACTGTGGTGAGGGCAAACTTGTAAGCGAGAAATCCCACGAAAGTAGCTCCATAATCAAAGTCAAACGCGAAAGGTGCGTTATTCCACGACACTTCAAAAGCAGCGGCACACAGCGGTGCCAAAAACTCCTTCTGAATTGCCGAATTTTCAAACTTGTCCACCCTATCCGATAGAAGGGACACATACGCGTACGACGCAGCAGCTCCCAAAACTGCCGATACACCCTGGTCAGCCCCCTGTGTGATGAAATACGAAGCACTCAGAGCGGTACCATACGCAGCTGTAGACTTTTTCAGGGTTGTCTTGAGACGGGAGTATTCATTGGGGGCGATCGGTTTGGTGAACGCGTAAGTGAGAGACATTCTGTACGAAAGTCACTTAAAATCTTTATCCGAGTTAACAATAAGAATGCCGTGCCAACGCTGTAGGAAGAAGTGTGGTGTCCCTATTGATTGTCAATACTGTGAAGGTAGTTTCTGTCCGAGTTGTATCAACTTGACGAAACATGATTGCCAGGGTGCCGATATCAAGAAGTTGAAACAGCGTAAGGAACTCGCCGAGAAGACAGCCTTCGAACCACCACCCAAATGCTTAAAGATTTGAAGACTGAAATACTCGGGCTGAGATGTCCGAGTGGTCTAAG